GGAAACACCAAAAACAAACTGATTGTCCAAACTAATGTCCTGAACAAGGATAGCCAAGCCTTTTCACCGAGGCTACATTTTCTCATTAATATCATGGTAAAAAAGAAAAATCACGCCTTAGCTCGCGATCAAAAGATCGAACGTATCCATGAGTTTGATGATGATGTTAATAATGTCGACGATGGCCCCACAGACTGGGGGGTCCGACGTACCGATGACCGGCACCTTGGAGAAAACATGCGCTCCAATAACGCTGCTGATGTCACAAACAAGAATGTGCTGCGTCGCATTCGAGCCAAGGCACGTAAGGCGGACGACGGGTCCGCTGCCAAGAAGGCTTATGACGAGCAGCGCAAACTTTCTTTTGCCCTTTCGCGCTACCAACAGGTACCCGCGACATCTAATCTGGCACCACGTACCTACCAATCAAAGGAAGGTGGTGTCAGGTATATGTTCAGTGGTAAGAAAGGTCGCGGAATCGTCGACGTCTCGGCGCCAATGTTCCACGAGCGTCCCACTCCCGACCCGAGAGGGAATCGTGCCTCACGCCGCGCTGGGACAGCCCCCACCCAGTATCTCCCCCTCAGCTCCATATCTTCTGCCGAACTTTTTCAGTCAGCTGACAATATTGGAGTGCTTTACTTGTTGATAACGTCGCCTGAGACTGGGCGTATACGGATGTCCCCTTCCGACCTTTCCATCAAGGTCGCGGCTCCGTTTTTCCCTGTCCCACGACCCCTTGCTATCCATGTCCTTAAGGGACATGCTGGGGCGTGGAGTGACCTGTACACGTACGTTTACACGTACTTGGATACAGTCAACTTGTCTGGCCTGGTGGAGGTGCTCAATCTCCGTCGGAATGTTCCCATTGTCGCCAAACACACGACTGTGGTGGACCTGCGCCTTGCCTCTTATCGCATGCCTGCCGACCTTGCCACCCTTATTTTTCCTACCGGGTGGATGCGTGACTTGACCCGTGAAGGTGTCGAGAAAAACCCTGGGCCTCACGTTGATGCGTGTCGAAAAGAAGGTAGGTGTTTCGCATGTGGCGAGAAGGGCCACATTGGCCGCCACTGCCCCAAGAACACTGCCCTCACTCCCGAAGATGACAACGTCATCATCCGTTTGAACCCTGTAGACACACATGCCTACATTGCAAACACGGATAAGGAGTATGCCCACGCCGGTGTTCCCGTCACTGTTTCCGGCAAGAAACAGTGTGACCACCCCTTTTGTGGTTCTCACTGTCATCATCACCGTGCGCCTGCCCTCAAAGGATATAAGCGGCGGATGATTGAGAAAACACCCGCCCCGCGTGAACCCAACAAGTTCATACCGTGCTTTAAGGGGCCGGCATGTGGGTGCCCCGAGGTTCACTACCACGTCTGCGCAATTGGACAGACGTGTCAGTTTCACCCAACTGACCCAGTCACTAAGGCCACGTGCTGCAACCTCTCCTCCACCCCATATGTCACCCCTGACTTCAGCGGTTTCCACGCTAAGCACGACAAGGAACTCGGAACCACGTGCTTCCGACCACCACGAGACTTACCTCCAACTCTCGATGGTGATGAGATTGAATTACTCCAACCAAAGGCCATTAATTCGCCGGTTGTAGTTGTTCCCCCAATCTCAAATAAAGAGAAGCGCGTTGCCAATAAGACGCTACCCACTGTTGACGGTGAGACAAAAAAGATCTCGACTACCATCGTCAACATTGTGGAAGCGCCTGTTGAGCCATGCGCATCTCCCATCCAAACCGCCCATGAAAGTTCCTTGGTTTCCTTGCCGGCGGGCCATCTCACTCTCGTCGCCCCACGATTGTACATTGATGAAGTGTACGTTGACACCGTTCACCAAGTGTCACCGTCAGACACTCCCGTGCCGATCGTGTGCGTGAGTGCTCATGAGGATGCCCTTCCTGCCCCGGTTTCCGTTGTGGCACCGGTCGCACCCGACATCCCCATGCCGCCCCCACAGCTTCCCAGTTCGCATCTCGTCGTCCCGTCTGCCCTTGACCTTAATCCAAAATGGTCAACCCACCGTGAGCCTATTTTCACGTTGGAGCACGGATCCGAGTTGCGTCGCGGTATACTCGTTCGCGCGTACCGCAAGATTGGGATCGCATTTGACGCCGTCCTTGATACGTTCTTCTCAACCAATGCTGTACTTTCTCAGCCAGATTTAATGGGTGTTGATATCTGGCATAAAAATGTTGCCAGCGTTGGACGTACGTATTCCTTCTTCGGGGTCAAACTAGCTGAAAGTCACAACAAAAGCAAATTAGACACCACTTTTACAGCGTTGTATAAACGCATGTACTATGCACAGGTCCATTTGCCATTGTCTGATGACCTATACAGCTCAAACATCAACCTTGGGATGTATAAAAAAGGTAAGGTCGCTAACACTTTCCTTAAGAAGATTGTAAACATGTCTGTGCGGATTAAATTCGCTGTTTACGCCCCCATGGTCACTGAGGCACCACAGGTGTATATCGACACCATTTTACATGCTGTCAACCGCCTTGTCCTCGCTGACATGAAACAGAGCAATGTGGCCTCTGAGGGGGTCTCCCCTTTAAACTAATCTTAGGCACCGACACATATGGAAGCACCCATCAAGGTGTGATCCGTGTCGCGACTGTTGTAGCCGATGAATATCGTTTCATGAAATCTAAACCATTCACCCACAACCGCCTCTTTAAAACCGACCCCTCTTCAACAATGTTTGTCGCCGATGATGGACGCATCATCTGCCCATCCACTGAGAATTACAAATTCGACCACACTTATCGTACCCGATTCTTCGCCTATACTGCCCATAATGGTGTTATCTATCGTGATAACACGTACAACCTCATGCTCGCATTCAAACATCGTATGTTGGCATGCCGAATACCTCCCTCGACTACGGAGCTTGCTGCGTACGACTGGGATTGCCTCCTTGCTGACAACCAACAACACGCCCTTATCAAATACACGCCTGTACTGTTGCAATTGCTTTCTTCGTCATACGAATACACCACCAACGACTACCGCACCGCTCTTGAGGAGTGGAGTGATCACTATGCTGACACCCACCCGAAGAAGCGACTGCGCGTCGAGTGGTCTACTGAAGCCATTGACACTGGCGATATCGCCGACCACGTCTGGCGTACTAGAACGACTAGGCCGATTGTTCGGATTAAATTCAAGAAGAACGAGTGGGCCAAACCCGGGAAAGTTGGTCGCTCGATAGGAGACCTTGGCGTCGGAATGAGTCTTCAGGGTTTCATAACCATGATGTACTACAAAAACGCTATGTCAAGCAACGATCTGGTTCTCACTAATGGAGTGGCGCACTTTTGCTCCGTCCCTTCTGCTGAATCGCTCGTCAATGTCTTCACAAACCTCATCGAGCCATCCACGACCTTTTACCTAGCATACTTTTCCGACGATTCGTGTTTATCCATACGGTCACCCGATGGTAACACCCACATCTTTAATGTGGATATCTCATCGTGTGATGCTAGTCATAGGTCGATCTTTTCCCTACTCCTTGATCTCGCCCCTCCGGCGCTCAAGCACGACGTTTCTGTGTTGATCGACCAGCTGTCGCTCCCGATTCGGATCGAATCGTCTGAGTTAGATGCACATGGTAAAAACTTTTTCCTGACCGGACAATTTACTTGCCCTCGACTTTTCTCCGGAAGCGTTGTCACCACTACCCTCAACAATCTCGCCGAGCTTTTATTCGCTTGTGCGTTGGATGAAGTTGACTGGGCCAATGACAACGCCACCATACAGAATCAGGTCGTCGCTGCTTTTCAATCCGTTGGATACATGTGTACTATGCAGCCTTGCCATATTCCTGGCCATTTGCAGTTTCTCAAGCACTCTCCCACTTTCGACACTTCGGGTGAACTACACGCTGTCCTCAACATTGGTGTCCTCCTTCGTCTATCAGGTACGTGCACATATGACCTGCCAGGCCGTGGTGACATCCGTGAGCGCGCCCGTGCCTTCCAAGCCTCACTACTCCATGGTATTTACCTAAATACCCACTTCACGCTCATTGATCGTATGCGACGCTCATGTTCTTCTCGCCTTCCTGTCGACCTCACCCTTGCCGCGTCACATATTGACGGCAAAGACGTCGTCCGTGAGACTACACCTACCTACTTCGATGACCACGAGTTGTATTCTCGGTATTCTCTGTTTCCGCACGAGATAACTGAGCTCAACGACTTCCTTGGTCATGCAGGATATGGTGACAGTGTCTCTTGTACCGCTATCGATAAGATACTCGCTCTCGACTACTCACTGGGTGCTCCTCCAGAGTACACTGAACTTGATGACACGTATTACGCCGCTCTCACGGACTCGTACGTCGCCACTCTCCCCACCTCTTACAGTTCCGCCCCTTAGCCCTGGTGAACGCTATTTCCTTTTCACCTGATCCCGGTTGACCAATTATCATCCTCTGACGCGACGGCGTCAGTGCCTCGAGACTTTTGGTCCCGG